CGCCGATGTTGATAGCTTATCTTCTTTGACCCCGTTTTTTCACGCTTAAATCGTGCTTTTTCAGCAGGTGTCATCTCACCAGTTGTCTTTGGCGTTTTAGACGACACTCGTTTAGACGGGCGACACGCTGGATAATCTCGTTTTTCACCCTTGGAACGGCCACAAGGTTTCCCGGTCTTTACATCGACCCATTTCTCGTCAAACCATCTGCCAAGGCCACCGCGACCTTTACTTTTTGGTTTTGCGGGTTTTCGTGGTTTTTTGCGTTCCGCCACTGGTTACCTTGCGATAAGTTCCGCCGCGCTTTTTATATTCACGCACCAACCACGCATTTGCATACGCGCTTGGATAGACGTCAAATTTACGCTTGGCGGCGGCTTTGACGCGGGCGTAAAGAGCCTTATTGGTTGGCTCATTTCTAACAGCCATGGCCGTGACGCATCTTCTTAGAGCCTTTCTTTACAGCCTTCTTTTTCTTAGGTGGGCGGCCCTTTTGTGTGCCGTAAGTTCCCGGTCCCTTAGGCATGACGCAAAATGCGGCGATAGCAGCATTCTAAACCAGTTAGTACAGCCTGTAACTGGTGGTGCCGAGAGTTTCGGGTTTTGCCAAGTTGAATTGTTGGAGGCATAAGTAGCCGAAGGCGTCGAATGCGTGGTCTACGCCTAAGTTTTTGTTGGGGAGGCCGGTGCCGGGTGCGTAAGTGAGAGTGCGGAGGGCTTTGATTAGTTCTTTGCAGCGGGGGTGGATTAGGACGCGGCGCGTTCCAGACGCATCTAGTAATCCGGTGTTAACGGCGGTGATTTTGTCGCGGATTTTCCAGGGGGAGCGGGGGGATTGGACGTTGAAGCCGCTGCGGCGGAGGATTGCGTGGTCGGTTACGCCGACTCCGCTGGTTTTGCGTGCTCCACCGGTTGGGTCGGGGCAGGCAATGATTCGTCGGTCCACGCCATAGCGGCGGGTTACTTCTTCTGCGAAGTCCCAGGTGGTTGCGCCTCCGGTGAGCATTATTTCGTCGAAGACGTAGAGGTTTTGGTCGTGTTTGACGGCGACGATGCCGCTCATTGGGTCCACGTTGAAGTCAACGCCTAGGAGAAGGGGTTGGATGGAGATGTCTTTTGCGGTGGTGGATATGTTGTCGTCGGAGAAACTTACGGCTACGAGGCCGGTTAGGTTCTCGAAGCTGGCTTCAAATTCTTGGCGGAAGGTTCGTTGGTCTAGTTGTGCGCGGGCGGCTTCAACTTCTGTGGGGCTGACGTTGCCGCCTTCGATGGTTGTGAAGCTCCAGCGTTGCCATAAATTGCTGGTGTCTTCTTCGACGAAGCACCATAAGTCGTAAAACCAGCTGGCGGTGCCGTCGGGGGTTGAGATGAATAAGGCCCAGCCCTCTTTGTCGGCTAAGGCGGGTCTTATAACCTCGAACCAGACTTCAGCGTCCATAAATGCGGCTTCGTCGAGGACTACTCCACTGAGGCTGCGGCCACGGAGGGCCATGGCGTTTTCGGTGCCTTTTAGTTCGATTGTTGAGTCGTTTATTAGGTCCAGGCGGAGGTCGGTTTCGTTCTTTGTGCGGATGTATTCCTTGGGAACGATCTTTTTTAGGGTCTTCCAGGCGATGTCTTTCGCCATGCGGTAGGTGGGGGCGCAGTAAAAGAAGGTTTCGCCGGGGCGTTCCAGGGCTTTGGTGAAGAGTTCGATGCAGGAAAGGTAGGACTTGCCGAAGCGGCGACCTGCTACGAGGACTCGGAATCTATTTTTTGCGCTGAATACTTCGCCTTGCGCGGGGCGAAGGCTTAGGTCGAGTGTTTTTGTCGCCAAAGAGCGTATTTACTCGGGTTTTTCGATCTTAACGTGGATTTCGGGTAATGTGCTACTTACTTCTGGTTGGTCACAGCCGACCATACGGGCCAGGGAATCGAGGACGTTTGCGGCGGTTTGCATTTGGCCTCGTTTGATGGCTGAGTTGTAGAGGCGTGAGCGCATTGAGAAGATTCGGGAGGCCATTTCCTCGCGTTCGCGATCAAAATCTTCGCGATTTAGCGCTTGGACGGCTTTCCAGTCGCGGAATGCAGTGGCGCGTCCCACCTGTTCTTTTGATGCGTGGTCGAGAACAAGTTGGAGGGCAGGAAGTCCTTCGAGTTGGCGGCGGTAAAGCCGCATGATGCGTGCTTCCTGGATGTCCTTCGGGTTCTTAGGACCACCGAATCGTTTTACTTCTTTGGGTTCGGCGGTGTTTTCATCCATAGCAAAAGGCACGACCTTTTCGGACACATTAGCAAGTTATATCGCCAGAGATATAGGTGCTCTTGTAAATAGTGGGTGTGCTACATTGTGTTTGTTCTTCAACCCCTGCCCCCCGCTAGCACAATAGAAAAGTTTGGCGGTATTTATTTAAGTTCCCCGCTTGCCGATGCAGTAGGTATAAATTGCTACCCTACCCCCTACATGTGCTACATAGTAACATTTGATACTTGACTAATGTAGTAGGGTCTGCTATATTAAGAAAGTGGAGGGGAAGGCTTAGCCCTTGCCACCACTAGCACTCTGTGGACAAACCGCCCGTAGTGTGCTACAATTACAGAGTCAGCAAGGCACTACACCCGCCACCGACTACAACGTGAACAGGTCGAACCGGTCAGCCACCGCGCGCCGCAAGCTTCCTGGGCACTGCATATCAAACCTCGCCGGTGCTGGCGCGTGAAGTAAGCACCATCTGTTCCTTCTCTTTCTTGTCATGAACAAAACGACTCAGACAACATTCAAAGGACTCAGCGGCTGTGTGGTCGAGCTTTACTCATCAGGGTGGAGTGACGACAGTTCCATCACGGTCCGCGATACTTCTGACGGGAATTCCGTAGTGATGGAGGGCCTATCCACGCAGTCTCTGCGCGGTGGCATCCTGAAATACGTAAAAGACCTGGGGTATCGCGACGAGAGCGCAGAGCGCAGGCAGTTTCTGGAGCATCTCTCCAAAGACATCGCCGAAGTGCTCAAGCGCTGGGAAGAAAGCAAAGCTAAGGAGACAGCATGAGGCATCCCTTATCTGCCGTCATCGCCGGAATAATTTTCGGTGGTGGCTTCTCTCTGGCTTTCGTTGAATCCCTTGCGCAGTATCCGACCCAGCACAGCGGCACGCAGCCGGTCACTGTTCACACTCTGCGGAGTTGGTAATGAACATCAACCAAGCAGACTTGATCCGTTCGGTTCTTCCTGAAGTACACCAGCGCGTCAGCGCTGGGTGCTTCGATGAGGGAGAACTATACGAAGGTCTCTGCGTCTTGTGTCGGATGAACTCCGAAACAAGATCAGACGCAGAGTGTGAAACGGTTGCAGATCGTGCTCACACATTGATTCTCTCAATGGTGAACCGATGATGACCGTGCAAGTGTGGCGGGGTATTCCCGCCGCTGGTGGCTTGGGATGGCTGACTGTTGGCCGTCCCAGGTCACGGGCAAGCGCTGAGGCTTTCCTTGGGAAGCTCCAGCGCATCCGTCCTGACTATCGCTACAGGTTGGAGCCCACCGGCTCCGACTATATAACTCGTTCTCCCTTTGATCTGTTCATTCAATGACTACCTATTCGATCGTGCGTTTCTACGCTCCAGGGCAACACAGACGCAATCGGGTAATGCTCACAGGCTTAAGCCTTGAGGAAGCCCAGGCACACTGCAAAGATCCATCAACCCGCAAAGACGGGGAATGGTTCGACGGTTACGAGGAAGAATGATGAGAAAAATCGAACGCCAGACAGTTTCAGCCGTCCGCGATCTTCTCGGGCGTGCTGATTTTTCTGGTCAGTTTTGGAAGTCTGGCAACATGTCAGTGATCCAAGCGCACCACGGCATAGCGCACACTTCAGGCTATGAACGAACGATTGAGATCCGCTTGCACGATAACTTGATCTGCAAAATCTTCCCTAGCGGAAGTGTGATGGATCTCAGCGATTGCGGCTGGCAATCAACAACAACGAAATCCAGGCTCAATGTGATTTTGGATGAGTTCGCGCCAGGTTATGGAATCTTCCAGAAAGATTTTGATTGGTTTTTTCAAACTAGCCGAACTTCAGAACCTGAAGAATGGCGCGGAAAATTATCCGTTCCAATGTGCTGATCATGGCCTCCAGAAATGGGGGCCTTTTTTATGCTTAATCAGTCGCAAGCGGTATTAAATGATGCCCGTGCAGT